ATTAAAATTATCGCTTACTGATTAAGACAAAGAGATCATCGACACGCTGTTCAAGTCGTGTTAATTGATCCTTCATACTAGAGCCACCATTCGGGCGTAACTCATTAAGCCAGCCTTTAACTAGGAAACGTAATGCGACTAGCCCGCCTGATAGCACGGCCATAACGCCAGCGCCAAAGCCAGCCCATTCTGTAGGTGTCATTTGACATCGGCACCGATGCCATAAGCATTATCGGATTTGTCTAAAGCCCTAATTGCTGGACCTGCGAGTGCTGATATAACTACAGCTACAACAGGATCAAGACCTAATTCATTACTTGACAAGAATGTCAAAAATGAAACCAATACGCCACGTGCGTATGATTTTAATACAGCTTGTTGTTTTTTGCTTATCTTCATAACTTGCCCCCTAGTAGTGGTATATCGAACTCTGCGCCATTAAGGTCGCCTAACTTTGTAAAGCTAACGTGTATGTGTTTAGTGTGCGGGTTGATGCCTTTGTATCTACGCCATTTCCAATTTAATAACTTGGAAGCGATGTGGTAATTGTGGATGACGTAAGATATGCGTTTATCGGTTTTGCCTGCGATTCGGATTTGGTCAGCCAGATAAGCACTGATCCCTTCGGATGAACCCAGGCTAGAATCAATATCAACTGCTCTGACCCACCCAAAGGTGTCTGGATTATGATCCGATTTTCTGGCGGAGTGACGGCTATCGCCCACCCACCCATCACTGGCAGTACGCCTATCTGGAAACCACGTATCAACTTGATCTCTTAACTGCACACCAGCTGCACATAACTTTGGTTGCATTACAAACCTAGAGCTTGTAAATCCTCAACAGTCAAACCAAGGGCAGCAAGTTTAGCCTGTGCTGCTGCTTTGGCTTGTGCCTTTGCTTGTGCTTCGGCTATTTCATCTGCCTTTACTTGTTCAATAGCAGCATCTAATTCTTTTTTAGTTGGCGCATTACCTTCTAAAACAATCCATTCAATAGTTGAATAATCATCCTCTTTGAATGTGAACTCGGCAGTTGGTTTTAATTTTTTAATTGCTTTTGCTAAATAGTCGCTCATTATGCACCAATTTCCATAAGTGTAATTGTTGATTTTTTGCTTCCAGTTTGCCAAACTGCGGTTTGTGAACCTCTCGAAGCACTTTGCGTTTTATATGTGGTCGCAGAAGTAGTTGCTGGACTGTCCAAATAAACCATACTATCGATAAAGTGTAATTCATTATTACTTGCAGATAAAAACCAAGCTGTATAATCTGTTGGGTCTTGTTGAAATACTGATGTTGCACCACGCATAATTCTAGAACTTACACCCATATTACTTGCTGATGCAATTTTTCCCGAATTGTGAGACATAACTAATATTTTGCTTGTTGCGGATGATGGTGTAATAGATAATGAAATGCCTGTGTCCGTGTACGTAGTTGTTGCAATAGTTGTTGAAGTTGAATACTCGGCTTGTAATACTTGCAACACTTTACCACCACCACCACCGCCACCTACGGCTGCCCAAGCTGATCCAGTGTAATACTCTACAGAATTGGTATCTTTAAGAAAAGACATATTGCCTTCTTGTGGTGAGGTAACCGCAGACGATCTAGCTGCTGCGCTAGCAAACACCCACACACCTTGCATCAAATACCCATCGACATCGGAACTGGTGAGTACCTCGCCTGTCGTAAAATCCTTAAAACCTAATCCAGCGGCCATTATTTCTCCTTAGTAACTAAGCACATTATAGTCTAAAGTGCCATATCCTGTTGTATTGTCTAAAATTAGAGCATCGATTACGGGTTCTAAAGTCGTAAAGAAGACCCTAAAGCTATTGGGCGTGATGGTATTAGCTACCCCAAAAATTTGTAATGTCTTGTCTAAGGTAGATCCGCCTGGCTGGGTAGTTACTACTCGGATGGGATCAAAGAAGTCTAAAGACAGGGCAGCAATAATGCCTGAATTGTAATCGCTCGTATATAAGTCCAATTCAATCCCATCGCATCTGACGCTAGTTTCGGCACGGCTAGCAACATAAGCCTGAGCATAATCTAGGGCTACAGCATCGGTCTGCATTAAAAGGTTTTGCAGGTTATAGCTGTGTATAAAATACTTGTCAATACTTGCCTGATTGATAGCCGTCTGTGGCGTGCCACCTGCACGGCTAATCTGCGCTGAGTTAAATATTAGGTCATCATCTAATTTCCAGTTGGCGTTAGCGTATGGAATACCAGTGCCATCATCATTAAAAGTAGTTACTGTGCCACCGATTGATCCTGCCGTTACTGATCGATCCTGAAATACAAACTCTCCGTCTGTGTTTACATATAGGGCCCCATATTCTGAGGTGGCTACAGTAATCATCGCATCTAAAGAAGTCCGTGCAGTACCAGGATCGGCTTGCATTGTTGTCAAACCTGCATCTATATCACGCATAGACGCTGGCCAATCAATCTGATCCAAAATATTATTGATTCTTGCGCCACTTAATTGTCCACTGCTTGTACCGCTAACTGTAGATATTTGTGCATTCTGTGCAAGTCTAAACGCATCTACAGCTTGAATAGTTGTATAGGCAACCTCTGTTGCATCCTTTGGCTGAGTATTTACATAAGATGTAATAAACCCTGAAAATATGCTGTAGGTAGTACCACTATATGTAGCAGTAATTTGCACTTTCTTCATAGGTGTTAAATATGGGCTATAAGGACTTAGCGGGTTGGTTGGGTTAAAATCTCCGTTTTGATCTACAATACGTAATGTAAGCGTGCCAGTTTGGAATTGATCTACTAAAGCGTTACGGCCTCGGCTAGTTTGTATAAAGTTAATTTGATCTGATACATCAACAATAATTGCTGCTGAATCTTCTAATATATTTACATCTAACATACCAGTATCTAATATCATCGCTTGGGCAAAGGCTGGCCCAGTAGAAAAGTTAATTATTGCATTGATAGTAGGCACAGCCATTATGTGCCACCAGATAACCCGCCAGCAGGTGTCAATCCTCTGCCTTGTCTATTGAGATTCAAAATTGTATCTTGAATAACTTGGCTAAGATCAGGCGCTAAAATAGATCCAGCAATATTATTATTAACAATAATGTCGCCATTACCTAATAAAGCCGCTTTTTGCTGTGGTGTTGGAAAGGTTGGTAGGGGTATATTCATTCCAGAAGCAGCAGCGGATGGGGTGCTAGATCCTAGATTTTTATACACATCGGCATACTCACCACGTTGTACTGCGCCCATAGCGAATGAAGCGATTGCAGCAGTTGCTTTATCCATCGCATCAGCAAGTAATTTAGTCTTTGCAGCTGCATCTAATTCTGCGTTGTATTTCTTGGCTAATGCTTCATTGTTGTCCAAGATGGCTATTTTTGCTTGAATGCGTAATTTAGTTTCTGCATCTGTAGCCTCGCCTAGCGCCTTCATCAAGCCTATGCGCTCTACATCAAACTTATCTTTAAGTTTATCTACTTCGGATTTAGCTTTAAGGGCTGCTAATTCTGCCGCTCTTTGTTTGTTTAAGTCTTTAACAATCTTATTTTCTAACTTCAGTTGTTGTAAATAAACACGGCTAGATGATCTAGGTTCTAAATTAGCTTTAGTTCCCGCTTTGCTCTTTGCATCTATTTCTGACAATTTGCCTAATAAACTAAATATATTAGTACCAAACAAAATATCGGTTACTTTTCTTGATCCAGGTATTTTTTCAAGTTCAGCAAGTAAAAGTCCTACACCTGTTATAGCCTCGCCAGTGGATTTACCAAAATTCTCCATTTTAGTTGTAGTGTCTTCAATGCTATTGTCTTTGCTAAGGGCATCTAATGCACCCAATATGCCTTTACCTATTTCTTCTTTAACATTTTCAGATGCTACTTTTAATAGATCCATTTTGCCAGCGTAAGTAGTTAATCTTGCCTGGGCTTGACCTGCAAATTTTTGTTGCAATTGGCCCATAATTTTATTCATATCGCCAGTTTTTAATAAAGATTTGCTTAAACCAGTATTTAGTTTGCCAAGAGCTGTAGTTTGACCAGCATATGCTTTGGCTAAAGTACTGCTGATTTCTTCAACCGATCCATATCCTGCTGCGCTTAAATCTAAAGCAAGGGCTAAAGCATCTTGGCTTTGTGTAATTGATTTGGTAACTGTCAGCAATCTTTGAAACGATGGCCTTAATTCATCATCAAGCACGCCTGTAGTTTTTTGTAATTTGCCAATGTAATCTTCTACTGCTGGTGAGCTAAATGCATATCCAGTATTTTTAAGCTGTAATTCTAAAGATTTGGCAGCTTTTTGATCTGCCGCAAATGCTGCCACAGCTTTTTTACTGTAATTAAGTAATGCGGCTGCGCTGAATACACCAGCAAATACTTTGCCAAAACTCTTAACTTGTTTTTCAAAGGCCGATACTTCTTTCTTGCCTTTTTTTAAACCTTTGTTATCAAAGGTGCTGAGTGCGGAGACTACTAAAGTTGGCACAATTACACGCCCTTAAATCCACGAGCTGATCGCTCTTTGTAAAATCCTAATACTTGAGACTTCTGCTCTAGCGGCATTTTCTTATAGTAAGCAAATATGGCATCATCTAAAGCCTTCTTTAGATTTGCGTACACTTCGCCTTGCTCTTCTTTCCACACCTTGTAAATTACTCGGCCCTTATTTTTGCGACCTCTGCGACCTACTGAGCCTGCCATTGTTGCATCTACTACGTTAGGTAATGCCTGGATAAACTGCACACCTGCATCTGGGTTTAATGATGCACCTTGTGCGCCAGTAGTCTTACGACCAGCAGTTTCATAAATTGCGCCAGCAGCTGATTCATTAGATACATAGTTGTAAACAGAGTAGCCACTTCTGTTTTTCTTATTAGGACCTAATTTATATTTAATGCCTTGCCTAGCTGTGGCCTGATCGTATGCTGGGAATGGCCTGCGCTGACCTTCTTGTGGTTCGGCTTGTTTAAGCCATCCACTTAATACATTTTGATTAGATGGAAATTCAGCCTTTGATCTATTGGCCACTTTAATCATTGGTGTTTTAAGAGATGCTTTTACATTCTTAAACATATCATCATCAAGTTGATCTATAGCTTTAAGGAACTCTCTAACGCCGTTTACCACGACTGGCATTTTTGATCTCCTTAGCTCTGTCTGTCAATACCTGGATTATTGCTAGATACATTTCTGTATCCATATCAATAAACTCGCTAGGCGGTATCCCAGTTTCTACTGCTAATTGCGCAATAGTGTAAGCAATAGAAGACCGCTCAGTTATTTTTTTTCTTCGTCTAATACCTCTACAGTATCTAAAGTATCTATAAACTCTGATCCCCATAAAGGTATTTGTGCGCCAGCCCTGCGTAAGCATTCATAAGCCAGCCAGAATATCTCTGTTTGACGTTCGTGCTCACGCAGGACTTTGCTAATTCCTGACCCGTACTTTAACTCGAAAGCGTACTCGACACCTGGTGTAATCTTGTGTTCTGATACTTCACCATTAGCCCTTGTTATCTTTAGCTTTGCCATTGTTACTCCTTAGTTAGAATGCCACCGATGGGGACACTGTTATTGCGGAGTTTACTGTAAAGGATAGGCTGCTAGTAGCTATTTCAGCCACGCCGCCTTGACCCAGTGGGGTTAAGTTATTGACCAAGATTGAAAATTGGTAAGTTGGGTTAGCGGCTGAAACTGTGGTGCCCTTTACTGTAATTACTGATACTGCCAAAGTTGTGCCAAACGCTGCGTTTAGTGTCTGCATAACCTGGCTGGCATCCCAGTCATTTAAAAAATCGATTGTAAACGTGCCTGATTGCAGACCAGCCACAAACTTGTGTGCTGTATCGCCCATAGCGGTTACTTCTAACTCATCTACAATCTGATTAATTACAGCAGATGTTACATATGAGCTAATGTCGATTGAAGGTACAGTAGGTGCGGCAGCAGTAGCCAACTTAACACCTACCTTATTGTTTAAATATATACCTGCCATTTGTTATTCCTCATCCTTCTTGGTTGCAGTTGGTTTTGGTGCTTCTTTAATTTGGCCTATCTTTTTTAAGAAGGCTAAGTCTTCTTCGTGTGTACTCATTTTAACTCCAGCTCGTTAGGATTGATACTGTTATTTCTGATGTTAATAAATCTCCACTAGCTGCATTAGTTATAGCTGGAGCGGAGACACTTGATATGTTGTAAACTAGAGTTGATGCTGCTAGTTTAGTTACTACTGCCACAATAAAATCTTCTATGCCTTTTAAGTTGCCCTGATTGTCAAATGCAGGTGCAGTTATTAAAATCTTAAAATTAGCCAAAGGCGCAATACTTGTTTGACTATTATTGTTTGGCATTATGTAAGGATCCGATGGGGTGATAACGACTGCGTTGGCGAGCAGAGTTGCAGGTGGAAAACTAAAGGTAGACCACACGCCTGCATTGGCAAGTGCTGTCGCTAGAGTGCCACGTAATGTGGATATTGCTGCCATTAGCCGACCAGTGATGCTGGACTTGAATACGGCTGGATGAGACCACGCACTCGGTTAATCAGCTGATAACCCATCCGATAAGGGCTGGCAGAGATCCCATCCATACCGACC